TCTTAAAGTTACTCATTGATGCTCTCCTCACTTGGTTCCAGGAATGAAGTTTGGTGGCTAAGAACTTGGTCACGAAGCTCTTCAAAGAGGTCAAACTCTTCGCGCAGGCTCTGTGTGAACGCTTCATTACCGTTCCACTTGCGTTCTCCGTGGTAAATCCACCCACCTTTGCGGTCGACGATGCCCAAGACTACCGACATTGCGGCAACTTCCTTGGCAGTGTCGTAATCTCCAGCCTCGTAGATGCTGTGGTCCTTGAAGTAGAAGTCCACATAGGCCACTTGCTGGGGTGGTGCAGTCTTGTTCTTGAGTGTTCGAATCTTGATGCGCTGTCCTACACGGACCTTGTTAGCGCCAGACCCCTGCTCAATCCATTCGTCACGGCGAACTTCGCAACGTGTAAAGAACGCATAGTTCTTTCCTTCTCCACCAGGAGTCGTTCGGGGGTCGCCGTGCATGACACCAATCTTCATGCGGTACTGATTGATGACAATTCCAAGAATGGGACGCTCGTCTTCTGTGAGGCTACGCTTCATTGCCGCGCCCGCCTTGCGGAAGAACTTATTGGTCAGCATGGCTCCGCGACCAACGGTCAGTTCATCCATGTCTTTCTCGTTCTCGGGCCCAGGAATGAGGGCGGGAAGTGAGTCAAGAACAATAGCATCTACCTGCTTGCTCTCTGCGAATTCAAGGACCGCCTGGTATGCCTCCTCCATGATGTTGGTCTCCACGACAAAGACGCGTGACGCATCCACGCCACACATCGCTGCGTATTCGGGGACCCACTGCTCCGCGGCAATCCAGACGGTCACAAAGTTGGGGTCTCGTTGCTGGTTAGCCGCGATGCACTTGAGTGCCACCGCAGTCTTGCCGTGCGATGCTTCCCCAATAAGTTCGTTCCACTGGTTAGCGGGAAACCCGCCACCAAGAACGTAGTCAAAAGTTGTCGAACCAGTGGTGTGTCGAGATACAAGGCCCTCACGAATATCAGACCCAATTACGACAGCGTCGTAACCCATCTTTTTGTTGAGCTTGGCAACAATCGTCTTAAGTTCAGCGGTTAGCAAGGTGTTCCTTTTTGTCTAGCAGTTCACGTGCCTGAACCACCATGGGGTTCTGACACTCGTCGTTGAGCAGGTCTTCTAGAGCTGCGATGTACCCTTCTTCAAACTTGTCCATTACTGAATCCTCCCAATAATCCCCTGCGGGTTGTAGTTGTTGGCGGTATTGTTACCAAGAGCGTTTGAGGTGCTTCCCTCAACACGTGCTGTTGAAAGACTACCGTACTTACTACCCTGCTGTTGAATTGGGTAACCGCAGTCGTAGCATCGCGCCTGTGCGTTTGCTACCGCGAAATAGTTACCTGAATTGCAATCTGGGCAAGTCTGCGTCTGCGAAGCACTCTGTGCCAAGCGTGACGGGTCTTCCGACTGCTGGAACTGCTGTGGCATTGGCTGAAGAGGTTGTTGGGACGGGGGCATCGGAGGAGCAACATCTGCTCTACCCTGCTGTGTGGCGGGCTGAGCGCCCTGGAGCTTACGCGCAAACCAGTCGGCACTAGTGCTCATTGTGCATCCTTTCTATTGTTTTGATTGCGGTGAACATCATGAGCATCACCAAAGCAATAAGAACAAGATAAGCAATGAAACCAAAAACCGCGGCAAGGATGATTACCTCAAGGGTACTACGCCCCAGGTATACCCCTAACACGCCACCAAGAAATCCGCTAGTAAGGACAAGGACAGCAATCAAAAGACGTCCTTTAGTTATGTTCTGCACCGTACACCTTCCCATCTCCTAGATTGTCATTGATAATCCAAAACACTGATGCTGCCATGGCGGCTTCGCCACGTTCAAAGTCGTCAAAGTCCAATCGATTACATGGTTCTTCGATAAACTCTAAAACTTTGTTTATAGTAACTGCCATTGACGCGGCGGCTACATCTGCTGAGGTAATTTTCATTTGTCTTTCACTTTGATGAGGTCCAACTCTGCTACTTGAGATAATACACCAATAGTGACGGACATGGAAATTTGCTCCATGAGTTTGTGCATCATCTCCCAGAACTCATCGGGAAATACGTCACCTTCTTGCGCGGAATCTTCACGTTCAAGTTTGACCATTGCTTCGCTAACAATATGCGCGTAAGAATGGACAAGAGGCATAAGGTATGCAACCTTGTCTGTGCGCTTGTCGCTCATTTCTCGCTCGTGGTCTTCTCCCTCTGAGCTAATGGGTTTTGCACCAAGAAGTACCGCGAGGCGTTCTGCTTCCATCAGCTGTGCGTCATAAAGGAACTCACGAAGGTGAGTAGTAATCTCAATAGTCTTGGGACGCTTTCGGTTTCGTCTGAACATCACTTGGCTTCTCCCCACTTGTCGACGACACTTATCCCTGCTACCAAAGGAACGGTGATGCCCTCGAGCTTTATCCCCTCCATAGATACGCGGATGGCTTCTTTAGTTTCTTCTACGCGGTCCTCGGGGCAGATAGTGACGAGTTCGTCATGAACTGTGAGGAGTACGTTGATGTCGGGCTCGTCCGTAAAGCACGAGTGAGCACGAATGATTGCCAGCTTCATAATGTCTGCGGCACTTCCCTGAATGACAGTATTAAACGCCTGTCGCTCTGCGCGACCAAGAAGAGCGCGGTCCGCGCTTCGAAGGTCGGGGATGTAGCGGCGGCGACCGAAGATGGTTTCTACGTAAGGAATTCCGTTGACCTGTTTGGCAAAACGAATGACGCGGGCCTTATATTTAGCAATAGACAGGAACTGCTTCTCAAAGCGGTTAAGCAAATCCCGTGCTTCTTGGAGAGAACAGCCGATGCTGGAGGCAATCTTGTCGGGACCAACACCGTATGAGATGGCAAGAACAAGGACTTTGCCCGCTTTGCGGTCTACCCCCATGGTGTCACCAATCGTTGTGTAGATATCCCCACCAGTCATGTAGTTATTCACAAGAATAGGGTCTTGAGAAAAGGATGCAATAACTCGTGGCTCAATCTGTGAGTAGTCGGCAACAACCATCTTGTAACCAGGAGGAGCAATAAACAGGTTACGGATAAGCTTTCCGTAGTCTCCTGATGAGGGGATGTTCTGCAAGTTAGGCTCGCTGGATGATAGGCGTCCAGTCTCTGCGCCGTGTGCCTTAAAGTTGGTGTGCACGCGACCGTTGATAAGGAGGCTTGCTTTCTGCGTAATCTTCTCTTTACCAGCAGTAACGCGCTTGACCTCACCACCCTTGTACGGGGTAACATACGTTGTCATCAACTTATTGAGGTCCTGGTACTCCAAAAGAGCGGCTACGAGGTCGTCCTTTTCGCGGTAATACTCAAGAGCGTCCGCGGCGCAGGAATAGTGGATGTGGCTGAGTTCTTCTCCGCGCATCTTCGCGTCCTTGCCCTTTGGTGTAAGGGACGTAGGAATCTTAATGTTGGGCTTGATACGGGGGTTGTCTCCGCCAAACAAAAGCTCCTGCTTAGCAGGTACGGAGTTAATGCTGAACGCTTTGCCAGCAATCCTGTACACATTACCCTCAGCGGTAATCTTATCGGCCTCGATTTGCTCAGCAATAATATCGAGTTGCGCCTCGTCGATGGGAGCGCCTGCAAGCTCCATGTCGCACAGTGCGGGAAGGCAGTCCATCTCAAGCTTCCATACCTTGCGAAGAGTGTTGATAATCTTGCCATCCAAAACTTTGTACAATTTGTACGTTACATCGGCGTCAATACCCGAATACTCTGCGACGTCCTCAAACGAGTGCTCGGCTACGTTCTCCCCAATACCTTTAGCGACCTCAATACCCAGTTCACGCTTTACGCAGTCTTTGAGTTTCAGCCCAAGGCGGTTGCGGTTATCGACAATAAACGCTGCCATGAGCGTGTCGAAGTACGGTCCAGCGGGAATGGTCTTGCCAAAGTACTTGGCGACGGACTTAAGGTCAAACTTAAGGTTGTGACCAATCTTGAGCGCTGGTCCGAACATGACTGGCTTGATAGCGCGGAACACTTCGGCAGGAGTCAACTGGCTCGGTGCCTCACCAAACTGCGGAACCCACTTGCGCTGGTCCTTAGAGTAGTGGGCTTCAGTAATGTCTTTACCTGCGGAAAGGCGGCGTTGTCCGTCAATCAAAAGAGGTTTCTTCCAGCCCTCGAAGGAACCGTTGGGGTGTCCCATGGGGATAACATCCACGCGACCTTCAGTCGCAAAAGAAATCCAGCACACGTCGTTGACTACAGGATACAGACGGTTCTCACCGATAGTTTCCACGTCAAACGCAAAGTCGCTCACAGTGCTGTACGCACGGACAAACTCATCGAGTTGTTCCTGAGTGGTGATGATGTTCATAGTCCCTTGATGCCCCTATACCCCTAGAAGATTAGAGCGGGAGGTCGGAGGGGTACCGACCTCCCGCTCTTGTGAGTGGGTCCCTAGATAAGGGAGCGAGCGATAGTGGTCAGCTCTTCCTTGGGAGTGATGTAGACGGTCGAAGCGTCGTACTTCACGGCGGATGCCACGAGAGGCTCTACAGCCTCAACATCCATGTCCCACTCCTCAGCGAGGTCGGTCGCACGGACACGCTCAAGGTTGAACGTGGTCTGAGGACCAGTTCCCTCGCGAGAGATTGCCCAGAAGTGCTTCGTGAGGGGACCACGGCGCTCGTCTTCGTTCGCAGTGCGGAGCATGCGAGCGAGCGTCGGCGGAGCCGTCAGAATCTGGACGGTCTTTTCCTCACCCGAAAGGACGAGGATGTTGAAAGCGAAGCGTCCACGGGGCTTGTCCCCAACAATGGCGCAGAGGGCGCACTCGTCTTCGAGGCAGACGAAGGACTTCTTACCTTCGCGCTCAATCCAGTGCTGCTGGTAGACGGCAAAAGGACCATCTTCCAAGAAGCGAACGAGTTGCGGTGTGCTGTCGAACTTGAAGTCGTTCGGGTATTCCGAGTTCTTCGTGCTCAGCTTGTCAGCAGCGGCACCCCAACCAGCCTGGATGGAAGTTCCATGCTTGGGGGTTGCGGTGGGCGAGTCCTCGACGAGGTCGTCGTAGGATGTTGCATCAACAGTGGGTGAAGTCACCATGTTGTTTTCTCCTTATTGGTTATGAGGCCGAATGGCTCTCGTTGGTTACTTTGGTTATGATGCGTTGCCGCTATCAAGGGATTCCATCCATCTGCGAGTAATCGCTTCTGTCAGGTCTCCGTTTCTCTTCCAGTCTACACGCACTGTTCCGAGAAGTCCACGCCGTGAAAATTCTTCGATAACAATCTCAATCAGGTCCCGCGTGTAAACGCGGTTTCCGTTGACCTTCTTACCGTTGATAATCTTGGAGCGGAGTCTGAAGGGAGCTCCAGGGATATACCCTTTCTTCTCCCAGTAGCGAATCGTAACGACTTCCTTTTCCAGCGCCACCGCAAATGCGTTGATGGTGAAAAGTTCCGTCTCTACTCCTCGTACAAGTTTTACAGTGGGGCTTTCGTCCCAGCCGTTTGACTCTCCCTTTACCTTAGCACGCTTTTTGTCTGCAACAGAACTCGTTACAACTCGGGCGTGTCGTGAGCCAGGGCGCGTGTCAAGACCCTCAAAAGCTTTGAGGATATCGGCCTCGCTACGCATACCGACCATGAACTACTTCTTGGTATTCAGGGCCCAGGTGACCGTGACAGGGAACATCTGGTCAACCTCGTTCTCGTTCAGAGTGCCCTCGTAGAGAGCCGCCATAACAGCGTCCTCCATCAACTGCGGCACCATCTCGATGAGCGCGTCTTCGAGTCCGTGGTCTTTCACGATTTCGATTGCGCGGTCAAGGTCAACCTTACGGCTGACGCGACGAGTCTTGACGAGGGCGGCAATGCCCCCAATAGGGCTGTCGAATGACAGGACGACATTTCCGTTCTCGTCTTCGATGCCTTCTTCTTCCAGCTTGCTCATGAGCTTGCCGTGAAGTTCTTTCTTACGTGTTTCCAGCATGGTGATGCTGTCTTTGACTTGCGCGTACTCACGTACTTGCGACTCAAAGGCATCGGGATTCGCGAACTCGCGAGCTCCCTCGTCGATGACGTTAGCCATTAGTCTTCGTCCTCCTCAAGTTCTTTCTGCCAATCTTTTTCTTCCAGCTCGCGAATAAACCCGATGATTTCTGACATAGTCTTGAACCTCTTGTTCAAGACCTTGCGAACAAATCGCTTGTCAGTAGTCACGAGGTTTGAGTCGCCATCGGTGAACTTGGCTTCGAATGAAACCCGTACCTTTGCCATTGCCCCTCCTATATTCGTGGTGTGAGAAAGTCTATCAGACTTCCAACGGTTAAATCAACACCGCCCTTGTCGTTGATGCCACTTCCATCAAGT